TTTCTTTTATTAAAATTTTTGAGTATTCGACAGTTTCATTTATATAATCATCCGCAATATCTCTATCTAACCCTTTGTTTGTGTATAAATCTTCATAAATGTAGTAAAGCTCACATAAGTCCTCATTTTCTAAAACCAAACCTTTAAATGATTTTAAAAAACTATCTAATTTATTATTTTTATATGCGACAACAGACGCTTCCTCTAATTTTGTCTTAATTAAACCAAATGTATTCATAATGTTTTTTATTAATAAATATGTTACTTGTCCAATAAATCTTTTAATTTGTCATCAATTTCTGATAATCCTAATCTACCTTTAGATAAATCAATAGAAGTTTTTCCATAATATAAACTATCCTCCAAAATTAAATCTAAATCATTTCTAACAAATCTTTCCATAGGAGGTGGAGGTGGTGATTCACCGCCAGGAGGTTCAGGAGGTGCTCCGCCACCCATATCGCCACCAGCAGGAGGTGCTCCGCCAGCTTCACCACCGGCTTCACCACCGGCTTCACCTTCTTTTTTACCGTATAGTTGGTCTATATTATCAAATAATCCTGTTTTTGCAATTACCTCTGCGGTTTTATCTAATTCAGCAGAAACCGCTCTTTCGATTCTTTGTTGTTGTATATCTAATCTTATTTCTTCATCTGAAAAACCTAGTATATTTTTCTTAGCCCAAGACGCAGATACAGGTGCCACCGATTTTGCAATTTCAGCAACCGCATCTTTATATAATGTTATTTTTTCTTTCCATATCTCTAAAGATAAAAGTTCACCTTGTTTTGATGGGTTATTTAAGGAAAGTGTGAAGTTTGTTAATTCGTCCTCAAATCCTAATAAAAATAAATGTATGATTGCAATTTTATTTAATTCTGCAATCATAGATTTTTGAATCCTATTAATTGTTCTTGCAAATCTAATATCTAATAATGATAAATTTTTACCGTCACCAACGGCCTCTTCAAACCCTAAATAAGCCTTTGGTATTCTTAACGCGGTAACAAGTTTCTTTTGGATATACTCAATATCGGCGATTTCCGCTAAGTTTGTTCCTCCAGGTAATGTATCTATCGGATTGGTTGCAGCAGCATCTCTAACAGGTATAAAATAATCTTGGTCAACGGCCATTTGATTATATCTCATATCTACGTTACCTGTTTTATTATCGACAATTTGGTCTCTTTTAAACTTACTTGCTACTTTTTGTACATATGCGTCAACATCTTTATCGTCCATGTTTCCAACAAATACTTTAAACACCCTTCTTTCAGGTGCTCTTGAAACCCTATAAATTAACATGGCGTCCTCAGATAATAATAATTGTTTCCAAATACGTCTTGCTTTTTCTAACATGGATGTACCATATGGTAATTTTCTATCGTCACCTAAAATTCTAAAATGACCAATTTCCCAAGTATTAAACTCCATGTTTTTTTCCTTCCAAACAAACTTTAATGCGTCGTTTTCCATTTCCTGCGAATACTTGTCGGGTTGAAATCTCATACCTTTTTCTAATCTTTCTATTTGAATATTAGGTAATTGTTGACACCCTACAACACCCTTTTCTGGGTCCAACTTTAGATATATAAAATTATCACCGAATTTACAGGTGTTTCTTGTCCACATCGGTAAATTTGTGTTAATGTCTAATTTATTGATAAATAAATCAGTTAATACTTGTTTTATTCTTTTTGATTCTGAATAAACTTTTATAATTGATCCGTCATGGTCAGGTGTTGTTGATTCTTCGGCATATATATCTAAAGCTGCCGAAATTTCAGGAGTATACTCCATAGATTCGTAATCATAATACGAAGCCATCCTTGTTGGTTCATAATAAACCGCCTGTTGATATAAGTTACTTTCGACTTTTTGCCATTGTTTCCCAATGTACATGGTTTGTTGTGCCTGTAACTTTTCGTTTTCGTATTCTTGTTTGTTTGTCGTTTTTAATAACTCTTTTTTATCAAACTTAAATACTGGTGATTGTTGATCCATAGTGGATGATGGTCCGAAAACCTTACCCAATCTTTGCCATATCGTTATTTTTTGTTCTGCCATAAATTTTTTTATTTAAAAAATAAGACCAATAAAATTAATTTAAACCCTTCTTGATCCGAATAACCATAAATACTTTTCATAATCACTTTTTGTCACTTGACTTCTTCCGTACATATCATTTTGAGATGGTGTAGAGATTGTTCCTGGGTTAAAATTAGTGTATGTCCCCGTATAATTATTAGTTTCAACTGACCACGATTCTAACATCGCCTTTGCTTGTTCTGTTGCTTTTTCTAATTTTGAAAATGAGGTTTCAGCAACATATAAAGCCATTGCCATAGCCATTATAAGGTCGTCATGTTGTCCTTTTTGATGATCAGGTTTTCCGTTTATATATACAAAGGTATTAAGCTCATTAAAAAGTCTTTGTGATCTAACACCGAAATCGTGTCTTAATGCTTCTTCAAATGCTGCTACAATTTGAACCCTTTTTGAGTTAAAGTTAATACCCGGTATTTTATCTTGTGATTTTGGGTCCCATTTCCATTTATCGGCAGGATTTACACCATCAACATATAAACTTTTATATCCGAGTTCTTGGAGTTTTCTTGATGTTGCAACACCCATACCACCGGTAATATCCGTAACAATAAACGCATTATACATAGTTGCCCATCGATAAGCGATTTCTGCAACAACATCGGGTGGTACTTTTGCAATATATTCTAATACTTGTTCTCTTTCGTCAAAATCAATTATTATAAATGTTGTGAAATCCTCACTATCACCACGAGAAACGTCCATACCCATAATATAACGGTGACCAGCAACCGGTTCTTTCCATTGCCATATTGCACCACCCATTAATTTTTTTTCAGGTTCTTTTATATGGTTATCTTTAATTGATTTCATAGTCTCAGGAGGTATTACGTTATCCCCCGATCCTAAAAAGTTACACTCTAACTCTTGTGAGATCTTTCTTCTATCAAATTTTAACTTTTTAGCCATGGCTTCAAACCAAGAACTATACGCCTTATATCCACCACCCTCTATTTTTTGTTTTATTTCATTAAAATCTCTTTCAGATACTTTAATATCTGAATAATCTAATGTTATATCACTATCATTATATTCCGCCCTATTTAACATGTAATGAACTATATCACTACATTTAATAAGTTTTAAATCTTTTGAATATCTTGGGTCCCTAAACCAATACATTTCAGTAATCCTAAAGTCATTCATCCCTTTAATTGCCTGACTGTATATTGAATAATAGATAGGGTCAAATCCGTTTGGTGTTGAAATTACAATTACTTTACCTCCTGTTGAAAGGGATGCCATACAAGCAGACCAAAAGTCCTCGTCGGCATTAATATATGCGGCCTCATCAAAGATTAATATTGTTGGTGTATAACCACGTAAAGCATCTTTTGATGTTGCAACGGCCTTTACTTCACACCCATTAGTTAATTTAAAATGTCTTTGTGAATTTTTTTCAGCAGAAAACCCAACGCCCATCCATTTTGGCCATTGTTCAACAAATGCTCGAACTTTATTTGCCATCTCAACGGCAGTGTCCATTTTGTTTGCAATAATTAGGATTTTTTCGGGTTTTTCTTTACGAGCAAAAACCAATCTTTTTGATGCCCACGCTGAGGTTACAGTAGAAACCCCCGCCTGACGATATTTTAACGCAATATTCTCATCACACTCATCGTAATCTTTAACGAGAGTAACTTGGTCATTAAATAATTCTAATGGGACGTATTTTGATTGTGTATTGTCGTATGTTTGTAAATATGTTTTAAGTGCGTATGGTGTATCATTTACGCATTTTGCATACTCTAATAAAGCCTGTTCTCTTGACAACGACATTCATTATCTATTAAACTTTTTAATTGAATTTAATAATTCACCTTTTGTTGTTGTTGGAGGTAAATGATTTTCAATTAATTTCATGATACTTTCTTCAAGGCCTTTTACTGTTTCTTTTGTTTCTTTTTTACTAGGTAACCCCTTATGTTTTGTTGAAGCAAAATCTTCTAAGTCTTTTTTAGACATATCTTTTGACATGTCTTGAACTTTTTTTGAAACTTTTGATTTAGGTGTGTCTCCCTTTTTAACTGAAAGTGCAAGACCCATAAGTTTTTGTTGTTGTTTAGATACCGATTTTTCAGTTACTTCACCTTCTTTTGTTACTACAACACTACCGTCTGCTTTAATATTAGTAGTTCCTTGAAATGTTTTATTTTTAGCTTCGTCAGGACTATATGTTGTAGAAGTAACAGTTTTTGTCGTAGCTTCTTTAGTTTCTTTTTTCACCCTTTCATATAAAACGTTAATTTGAATAGGTGTGAACGTGTTTAGAGTCTTCATAGAAAACCCTTCATGTAACAATTTTTCAATTTTATAATTCATATTTTTCATCACTTACTAAATTTTTTTCCCATTTTAATACGATGTCTCTTTCGTATAATTTGTTTTCAACACTCTCAACAGTTTCTCCATATTGAAAAACAAGTCTCTTTTTTTTACTAATTAATATTTCATCACTATCACCTTTTTCCCATGCTAAAGCGATTACACCATCAACGGCATCATAAACACCAAAAAAATCTGAGTTTTGAATTAAAGTAAGTTCAATTTCAGAATTTTTTAATACCCCAACTTTTTTTACGTAATCAATATTAGGTGGTTGTGGTCTTCCGTTTGCCGGTTCAGCATCCCAATCATCACCCCAAACATCATCAATATCAGAAAAGATAAACTCATATATATTATCTCCTCTAAAATTAGGTCCTAATTCATTTACATAAACTAAATTCATATAATACCTCCTCTTGGTGTTACTTTAACTTGTTTTCCGTTTCTAATAAAAATTAAATTTTCTTGATTTGTTTTACCAACAAATTTTGCATTTTCTTTTAAAAGATCCAAAGCAACTTCTAATTGGTGTGTAGTTTCACTATATTTGACCAATTCTTTTTTAATTTCGGCAATTTGTAATTTTTTTCTTAAAAAATCCTTTTTTCTTTTTTCTTCTAAAATTGTTTTTTCTGTCGAGTCAACTTTAAAGTACTTTGATAAAGTTTTTTCTACCGATTCGTTAAATCTATTCATTCCTTCCATAGGTTCTGACGGTGCTGGTGGTGCCGGTGTTTCCATATCTGAACCTCCACCCATATCAAAATCATCTTCAGATGGCATATCTAATTCGCCAGGACCTTCCACACCATATTCATCCTCTTCGTCAAATTTAGATAAAATATCTTCTCTATCGTCTTCTTCTAAATTTTCTAAATTAATCGCCGATAATATTGAATTTAAAACGTATTTTATATCGTCAGAATCTAAACTTTTTTCCTTTTCTATTGTTCTTAATCTTTGACTTAATTTGCCTGTTAGTCTTTGGATAGATTTAAAGCTACCTCCTTTTCCTCCACCTTCTTCAGATCCTAAATCAAAATCATCTTCTGATGGACCTTCAGGTGCTGGTGGCATTTCACCCATATCTTCTCCTTCAGGTGCTGGTGGCATTTCACCCATATCTTCTCCTGTTGGTGGAGCCATACCCCCCATATCTTCCCCTTCAGGTGCTGGTGGCATTGCTTCCATATCTTCTCCTGTTGGTGGTGTTCCTGCGTCAGGTGCAGGTTCAGCAGGTGCAGGTTCTGCTGGTGGTGGAGTTGCGGGTGCCGGTGGTGGAGTAGTCTCCTCACCTCCTCCTACATCCGGAGTTTTATTTGTTTTAGGTAATTTTAGTATGAACTTTTTTTTTTGAGCGGTTTGTTCGCCAATTAAAGAAATACCTTCATCGTTTTCATGTATTCTATTCAACTCCGCTGCGGTTAAATTAAGTTTTTTCATCGCTTCAGAATATGATCTAAAATATTTTCTTTGTTGCATTGGTTCTGAATATTCTAAAAAAGATTCATTCAAACCCTTTTTAATGATATACCCCAATCTTTCTTTAACTATACCGTATGTATATCCATCAGCCAATTCAATTGTATAATCAAGTGATGAATTTTCATTAACATTTTGTTTATCAGTTTCTTTGTATTTAGCAATTTGCAAAATTCTATTGATTTTGTCCATTCCTTGTAATTTTTCACTACCAAGTGGTTTTAAATCTCCCATTTTTATTTTTTTTTAATTGTTTAGTCCATTAAATCCACCGATTGCAACTGAATTACACTGTATCGTTCTATTACCACTACCATCAGTCCATTCAGGTTTAGGTGTGGTAAATGTCACAATTGAGGTTCCTCCAGTGACATTATTGGCAATACCTGTAACTACGGTATTATAATAATTATTAGTACAAGCGGTTGTTGGCATAACTTTTTTTTATATAAATATATTGTTGTTTAGTATTTTACAATTTATTCAATATTTTCTTGTTCTAATGACAATTTTTTATCTACGAATTTATTTTTAAAATCTTCTAATTTTCCTATATAACCATTTCTTCGTAGATATTTAAAAACCAAATTTTCATAAGAATATTCACCTTCTTTTTTTAATCCACATGTTCTATATTTTCTAAGTTTTTCTCTATATTTTTTAACTAATTTAACGGCACCTTCAATATCCTCATCTTTAGCATTTTCTAAAACACCATCAATAATATCTATCCACTGTTGAACTTTCTTTTTTAACTTTTTTTCATCAATTTCAAACTCTTCTCTTTTTGGTATTTTTAGCCACTTATCATTCATTAATGAGTAAATTCCTTGGCTTTCATTTTTTTCATTAAGATCTTGGACATAAAGCTCCGTTTCATATCCTTTAATAAAGATGTCGTGAGCGGCATTGAATATTGATTTTTTTAATCTGAACAATTCTTCATATAATTCTTTATCTTCACCCGACTCATTTAAGTCAATTAGAACGTGGATATCAAAATCAGAAAACTCACTCCAATTATACCCAACTAACGATCCGACAAATATAATATCATGAACAAATAGGTCGGTATCTAAATAATCAATAAATAATTGACCAACCTTTAAAAGTCTTTCTTTTATCTCTGGTTTTAATTTATAATTTTGGGCTTCAGAATCTCCCATATATTTTTCATTCGGTAGATACCAAACGTCAGGATTTAATTCATCCTGAAGATAAAAACTATTAATGATTTTTTTATTTATCGCCATATAAATAAATATATGGAAAAAATTATTTATCTATTTTTTTATATTTAAACGTTTTTGCGATTTGGGTATTGAAAAACTTACCCTGTGAATCAGATAATCTAAATTGAGCATATATATTGTGAGGAACCTCATCATATTCATATTTAATACCGTTTTTAAACTCCACCACTAATTTTTTTGAGTCTGAATCGTATTCAGTCGTTTTTAAATTACTTGATTCTATCTCACAAATAATTTTTGATCCTTCGATTGTTGTTCTTTTAATTGACATATTTTTTATTCTAAAAATAATGAAAAAGTTTTTTTAATCAAGAAAAATGACTATATTTGTAGTATAATTATTCACCTAAAAAACAAACCATATGAAAACCTTTCTTTTTTCTCTATTCTTATTTTTATCTTTGTGTTTTTTTTCGCAAAAACTTACAATTATGGTATCATCGTTTGAGTACTCAACTATGGAGGGGGACGTACCATACCAAGACCTATTATTTAAGTCCCAAACAAAATTTAAAAATAAAGTTAATCAAAATTTTATTATTGATTTCAAAGAAATGTTAATTACGACCGTCGATGGTAAATATAAAGTCATTGATAGTATTTTACGGTTAGATACGTTATCTAATGGATTATTTGAATTAAAATACAAAGAGGGATCAAAAAACCCCTCTTCTAATAAATACATCACTCTCATTCTTGATACTAATTTAGAGAAGAGAAAAATAATACAATCTTTTTATGATAGTGACGATAATTTCTCTTTACTAAAGGTATCTAAGAAAGATGACTTAATAATGTTAACAACCAACTGATCTTAATTTTTCCTTTGAAATTGCAATTAATGTGTTTTTTAGGTTAACGTCAGACAAATTATTTATTTGATTCATATTATCAAAGTTCATTAATTTTCCATTAGCTAAAAGCCTAATACTAAAATTACAATTCATCGTCCCAATACCATCAATAGTATAAGTCGTTGCCCCTACTTTAAATGTAGAACCAACATCATAACCCTCGTTAATCATTCCTCTTGATTCGTTCATTACTCGTCTTACGATTCTTGTAAGATCTGATTCAGTTAATCTAACTATTCTTTTCATAATTTAAAATTTCTTTTTATTATTTTTATTTAATTATAAATATATTATTTTTTAAAAAAAGTCATATTTTGTTGTGCAATACAAAAAAAAGGTTTATA